AAATCGGGAATACCACCCTGAGCTAGCCCTGCTCGGCCCTTATTGATGGCCGAGATGACGCTTTTTCCAAGTTCTTTGATGGTGTTGGGGTCTACTACGCCGCCCTGCTGATATTCAGGAGGGATGCCGCCCGAGACGGGAGGCAAAGGAACGTCGTTATATGCCGGATCAATACGCTCGGCGATCTGCCGAGCGATCATCATGGCGCGTTCCATGGCTTGGAAATTTGGTTTCATTGCTGCTGGATGTTGCCAAGACTTCTCTCAATGGGGCCCAATTCTGGCTGCGCAGCTTGCGCGGCATCAGGATGTAGCATGACGTCTCGAGCGAGTTGAAGCAATGCGATTCTCTCGCGGCTTTGGCGGTCGAGGTCGCGATTGCGGTCATCGATCTTGTGCTGTTGACTTCGGTCGGCCATTTCCTGCTGTTTAAGCTGCATATCGGCCTGCTTCATCTGCATTTCCATGGCCTCTGCGGGGTTGGGGGCGCCCGCCCCGAGCCCTGCAGCTTTGGGCATAAAAGCCCCTTGCTGGATTTTGGCCTGTGTCTCGGCGACCTTGGCCTGCGCTTCTTGCATGCGCGCATCGGCTTCTTTGGTCTTCGCGTCCGCATCTTGCTTTTTGATCTGGATCTCGGCCATCGCCTTCTGCATTTCCGGCGGTGGCTTCTGCTGAGCGGACTGCGGGGCAAAGAATTGCTGCGGATTACTCCAACCCATGGCCTGAAGGGCTGCCGTATCGATGGCAATCGGGTCGTACATGGTCGGATTAGCGGCTGCCAACTCTTTAAGGGCCATGACTTTCATCATGCGCTGCGCTTGCGAAGAGGTATTGGGGTCAGCCTGCGGGACCAATTCGCAGTTATCGAGGGCCGTGTTGAAGGTGTACTCATCCCATTGCGTATTGGATCGGCAACCGCGCTGCCAAAAACTGTCGGGGTGCTCGCGGAAAACGTCGCAAAGGAGCTTGAATTCTTCGGCCTGAGCAGCATGCAGTCGCTTGTGGACGGCATTCATGACCTTGGTCGCCTGCTCGATCATGGCGAGCGTCGTTCCCACGGGGGCTTCCATTTTCCCTTCGCCCACTTGTTGCTCGCTTGTGCCGCCGATTCTTTGGCCGGTCTGGGCCATGTTGTCGACGAGCATCATCAGGGCCTGTGAGGGCGGCTGATAGGGGAGCGGCATGATGGCCTGACTGATGGGCATGCCGCCTGTTTTGACAAGCGCACCCCCGCCCGGCGGTACCCTAAAGATATTCGTGTTTTGACGGGCTCCGGTGTCCGCCATGAGGAAGCCCGGGAAGTTCGAGTACATCCCCGCATCGAGCAACTCGCGCCAAGCCGCCGTGATGGCATTGGTCGTATTGCCGAGAATGTGCAGGAGGCCTATGTCGTAGAACCCCACGCCGGGCACGAACGTGTACTTCGTGAACACTTTCTTCGCTTCAGGCAGAATTTGGCAATCTTCCTTGTAATTTCTGACGATACTCAGAATTTCTTTGGAAGAGGCATCAATCGTCACCCGATACGGGATCTCAAGGCCCGTGATTTTGCCGTTATGGGTATGCTCAAAGCCCCTGATATCCAGTTCGCAGTAGCATTCATAAATCTCGCGATCTCGATCTTCTGGGCTACCTGCCTCAGGCGAGAGGCCCTGCTGAGACTTTTCCTCGCGCTGCAGCGAATCGAGGGTGGGCTGGCTCGGCGTATGGAGAGGGATATCTTTGTACACCCCGAGAATCTGCATTCTTTTGACAACAGAGGGTCGCATATAGATGCGATGCGTGATGCGCTTGGCGTTTGCCAAGTCTGTCGCCGAGTTGTTGACGATCAAATCGTCTGCATCAACGGTTTCTGAAACCGGTCGATTCCGAAGCGGGCAAAAGTAAACCTTCTTAAAGCCGGTACCCCCAAAGCCGAGCATGAAAAGCATGCGGTCGGTGTCAGGGTAGTATTCTGTCGCGACGGCGGTCAGGTAGTGGTTGAGGTCGCGCTGCAGATTGTTGGCCAGTAAGTCGCTCTCGAGCGTGGCCTGATTGTCATCGTTACGAATTTTGACGGGGCCATCGGTCGGCAACAATTCAGATCGAGCATTCGCCTGAAAGCGAAGGACGGCCTCGAGCAAAAGCGGGTGACGGACCTTGCTCATGCCCTCGACGGGGGCGCCATCCGCAGCACCCTGCAGGCTTGGCACTTCCACTTTGAGGCCCAAGAGGCGCATCCCGAGGGCTCGATCTTCGACCCACTCTTTGCGGCTCTGCAAATCGTCATCGATCCCGCGCAAAAGGTCGGCAGAAATGCGCCCGAGTTCAGCCGGATCGATTTCATCGACAAGGTTGTCGTACCAATCGCGCTCTTCGGGCTCCCCGTAGATATTACCGAGGGGATTTTCATCGAGTGAAAGGGTCACGGCCCCATCATCGTGTTCGATGCTGAGAATGTTCCCGCTCGGGTCGACTTCAGGGACGTCTACCCCTTCGACCTGCTCAATGATGATATCGGTGGGGTCAGGCATGGGCTGACCTTCAGGGGCCTGAATCGAAACATTTGGGGTCAGGTCGGGCACTAATGGCATGACGGGTAGCCTCTCTTAGCGGGCAGACATTTCCTCAACAAAACGCCGAAGACCCTCTTGCGCCGCAAAATTATCAGTTTTCGCTTCGACTGTATACGTGCGCTTTTCTGCGTGGGGTTCTTCGCCCCAGACGTTCACGCGCCAGACATGGCGCCCGATACAGTCCACCGTACACGAACATCGAACCGCATTATCCATATATTTTGCCTTTTAGCAGGGGTAGAGGGGCGAGTCTTGTTTGCCCGGGTACACTTTCATCGATTCAATCTCTTCAAGCCGCTCAGGGGCTCGAGTCAATAATCCCACCTCGCGCAGGTGGCGAAGACTCATCGACACCGTATCCACCAAGTCATCGTGTTTGCCCCGTGGGAACTGCCCGACTTGGGTGATAACCATCTCAGCCCACGTCCGATCAGGGGCGTAGATGATCCCTTCCGCAAAAAGATGCTGGACCGAATAGAGTCTCGAGAGCTTGTCTTGGGACTTGGGGTCCGCCAACTGCACGGCAAATTGCTCATTTTGATACAGGCGCCTGATTTCCTGAGCGACCGAGATGCCTGCTGCTTTGTTTTCAATAATCAGCTTGTCGATCTTCAAAGCTTTTGCCGTGCGCGCAATCTTTTCCACCAAGTCATGCAACTCCAATCGATCTTGCCATGCATGCATCAGCATGACTTTTGGGGCGGACTCGCTATACATGCGATCCACATAAACGGGTCGACCGCTCTCATCAATGATTCGATGGGGCTGCGCAACAGCCTCGGAGGTAAAAACACCCCATACGGTCATGGCGCTCGCATCGTTCATCGTCTTCATGGTGTAGGCGGTATCGACGGAGGCCAAAATAAAATCCATGGGCGGAAAAGCTTCAGGCTCCCACAACTGCCACCACTCGCGCTTGATGACACCGCCCCCTGCAGGCTCCGGTCGCTGTTGCAACTGCCCTGCAGCGCTGAAGGGCCCCAAGACTTTCTCGAGCGTTTTAACCTGATCCTCTCCGAATCGCTCGGGCCACAACAATTCATTGGGCTCGGTTCGCGGATCTTTCCAACCAATCGAGGTCACAAAGGATCGCTCAGGCTCATAACGCATGGGCAAACACAAGTGCGTCCACTCGCCCACGTCTTTTGATAAAATATGGCCCGTCAAATCATCTTCGGCAAGGCGCTGCTGAATAATAATATAGGCGCCCGTCTTTGGATCATTGAGACGAGTCGACATGGTCCCATCCCACCAATCAATCGTCGCCTGAATATTGGCTTCAGAAAAAGCCTCGTTCGCAGCGTTGGGGTCATCCACCACAATGATTGATCCACCTTCACCGGTCACGGCTGCACCAATCGAGGTGATCAAACGTTCGCCGCCCTTATCATTGGAAAAGCGCGACTTCGTATTCTGATCCGAATTCAACTTAAAGCGCTCGCCCCACAATCCTTGATACCAAGCACTCTCAATCAATCTTCGGCACTTCACCGAATCTCTGAGCGTCAACTGGTTCGCATAAGAAGCATGTAGGAACTGAACATTGGGCCCTGATGTAGGGGAACTAAAAGGCTGAGCCCATGTCCAAGCTGGAAGCGCCACAGACGTAATCGAACTCTTTCCCATACGTGGCGGGATATTGATAATCAACCTGCGAATCTCGCCATCTACAACAGCCTGCAAGTGCTCGGCCACCGCTTCAATCGGCCATCCATCCTTCCATGGCGAGGGATCAATCTGCCTCCAACCATACTTCAAAAACAAATACAAACTATCTTCGCACTCCACGCGATCCAACTCGCGTAGCTGCGATTCTGCATCAACAATAACACCGCCCAAATCAACGAGCATTAGCAGCGCGTCTTTTCTTTGGCAATCGCGTGGCGATACAGCATCACGTTACCGCGAAGAATCAATTCCAAATCTTCATCCTCGCTCTCAATCCTTAACACCCATCCGCGCTTAGTGTGATGCTCCAACGTCACGTTTACGTCAAAACCCAACACACTCTGGATATCATCATCTGATTTCTTTGCAATGCTAATCATGTTAGTCCGCCTTTATTCCAACATCAGAATTTGCAATCAAATGCATGCGATTGCATTCTCGAGCCGACTCTTCAACGCCCTCCAAAAATAATTCCAACAATTCTTCTCGAGCATCCCTCTCCAAAACTGAACCAATCACAAAACCGCTCCCAAAACCCAGAGCCTCCAAAAGCTGAGCAAACTCTTCCGCCTTGTTCTCAGCCCCCTCATAAGCCTCCATCATCTGCCCCACTAATTCCGTATACTTATTCCTGTGCCGAATCGGCATCTCAACTTCGATCTTCATCTTCAATACCTCCTTCTTCCTCTTCATCTAAATCTTCATCCTCTTCAATCTCACCATCAATTACATTCGGATCATTCTTCGGAAACGAAACAGCAGCCTTCAAAATATCACGCAACTGATCACGCTGCTCAGGAGACAAATTCCTCACGTCTACCGCTGGCGATTGCGAAATGCTCTGCTCAATCGGACCCCCGTTTGGACCCGTCAACTCCAATCGATCTGTCTCACGCCACCTTGCTCTCGTCTTCAACCAAAATATAGCAGCCGTCACAGACTGCTTGTGAGTCGGATCAATCGCAATGTTATACAGATTCTGCTTCACCCGAAGGTTCGTCTTCTCAAGAGCCGTATCCAATTCTTCGCGATAGTACTTAGCAAGGGTGTCACGATTAATCTTTAAATGATTCGCAATCTGCTCGTTCGTCCAACCCATGCCCCCTAACTCCAAAACCTGAGCACGGCTCACAGAAGTCGGCTTGTGAGGCGGTCGACCCCGCTCATCCCGCTTCTCCTTCTTCTTCGGAACCAAAGCCTTGCTCGAGACAGGCTCCTTCAAAGCTTCACTCAAACCTTTCTTTGACATCCTCTTTATTCCTATGCATTGACGATTTTTTAGACAAAAAGGTGTACAGGATTCAAACCTGTCGGGAGGCCGCGATCCACAACAACCGTGTGGCCTGTGTGCTGAGGCGGAATGCCTTAGATGGTGGGCAGGAGGAACGCCCTTCAGCTACCTCTCAGTCGCTGCACGCGCATCGTGCCAGACACCTAAACCTTACCGATAACGAGCCGTCTTCTTCGCAACCCCCTTCGGCTGCGCGACAAACTGCTGACCCTTCGCCTTGCCCTTCCTCTTCGCAGCCGTCGTCGCCGCATACTCCTCTCGACTCAACGCCTTAATCGCCGCCTTCGGAAGATAACGCTCACCGGTCTTACTCGAGGGCTTCCCACTCTTTGTGGTCCACTCCTGCTCAGTCCATTCCCTCAAAGATCTCTGTGGCTTTCTCATATCAATCTCGATAGCCTCCGCCCTTTTCTTTGTACTTCTTCGCCAGCAATTGCGCCTTCCTCGCGCTCCACTGACCCGCCTTCGTACCCTGCGTCGCCTGCGCCTTAATCTGCTGGTACAGGGATTTACGCATCTCAGGCTTGGTATAATTGCCTGCAGCATTCACTTTTGATTTTTTCGCCATACCTGCAGATATATCAGTCGGGCCCGCCCGCTGTAAAGCAA